CTCACTTGACTCGGTGCCGAAACACGGTCTCTTTCTGCTCTTCTTCTGTAAGTCATTGTTCTTGATGCTTCTGTAGTCTCACCACCCATGTAGTCGTCTTCCATGTAGTCGTCTTCCATGTAGTCGTCTTCCATGTAGTCGCCTTCCATGTAGTCGCCTTCCATACAATCACCTTCCATACAATCACCTTCCATGTAGTCTGATTCTGTTTTCATATCATCAATCATTTCTTCATCCATCCATCCTTCTTCCATGTATTCTTCATCCATTTCAGATTCAGTAACACCATGTTTAACTTTAGGATATTTGAATTTAGGACCCTTACCTGTTTTCTCAGATTTTAAACCATCTTCCATGTCATCATTAAAACCTTTGTTGTTAACTGAAGATTTTGGTAAACCGTTTTTCATTTTACCAAACCCCATCCCAACAGGTTTCATCGATTCGCTTACTTCCAATTCGTAAATAGTTTCGTCCATTTCGTCATAAGATTCGTCCATTTCGTCATAAGATTCGTCCATTTCGTCATAAGATTCATCCATTTCAGAATTTTCCATATCACCTTCTTTTTCTTCGAAGACTAATTCATAAATTACACTCTCATTCATATCTTCCATAGGGTCTTCCATAGATAAACCTGAATCATCACCTAAATCAATAAAGTATTCATTATTTGTGTTGTTATCGGTAAGGTGTATTTTATTATCATCTTTAACGACGATAATTCCATCTTCATCACCCATAGCTTTAAACACTTTCAACACTTCACCAGGTTTAGCCCCTGTCATATCAAGAGGTGGTAATTCGTCTTCGTTATCAGTATCTGCCGGTGCATCCATCATAGTGACATCAAATTCACCACCTTCAGGATTAACATCTGCATCAACGTCAATAGTCTCTTCACTGTCATCTGCAACTTCTGTGTCTGTTTCCACACCTACCACTTCTTCGGTGTCATCTTCTTCTTGTTCGCGTAAAGACTTTTTTGTTTTTGTGCCAAATAATGACTCTTTTACTAATTCACTGATTTCTTCCTTCATTGTAGAAGCAAGTATTCCTTTTGCGTTTTCGCTAATAGCTTCTTCGATAGACTTCATTTGTAATAAAGTTTTCTCTACTAAATTTTCGTTTTTTTCTAAACTCATTTTATAATGCAATGCGTTTTGCGTTTATTTTTATTAGATAAATATACCTTAGTTTGAAAAAGTTCTTATTTTAATGTAGATAGCCAAAAAAATCGGGCACAAAAAAAGGGGACATAAAGTCCCCTTACTTAATAATTTAAAAAAATTATTCAATAACTTCGTCAATTTTACTTTCAACGATTGCAGTAATTCTCCATTCCATTGAATACGTTTCGTAAACTTTCGTTACTTTTGCTTCGACATCTGTCGGTGAAAAACCTTTCACAAGTTTTTCTTCTCTCATTTTTTTAACCTTACCTGTGTTATCATCAACCATATCAGTTGTGATTTTTGCTACAAAATACTTTTCGTCCATAATAAATTTTTTACTTTCCTAAATAATCGGATAATCTTTTCATTAAGTCAACAGATTTTTCTAATCCACCTCCACCACTAACTGAAGTATTATCATTTTCTGCCAATTTTTCTTCGTATCTTGGTCTATCTTCTTTATTTAAGTAAAGATATGCTCCAGGTGTGGATGGTGAAGATACAAGGTCAAAACAAATTAGTTCAAAATCATCTTGTACTTCATTTTGGTCACCTTTTTTTACTAAGGACCCAACACCACGAGAAGAAACTCCCATAGTAACACCTTGTCTCATCATGTTAGCCGCAACATCACCCTTAGATGATACAATACCTCTTTCATGAAAACCAGGTGTAGTTAATAATTTAATCTTACCCATCAATATGTTACCTTCCCACCACATCTCTGTAATAAGGTGGGATACCCTATCAAGGTCAATTAAAGAAGATTCAGGGTGATTTAACTCTGAAATGGACATACCACGTTTAATAGCGTCTTGGTATTTGTCAGATTCTCTTCTTAATATTTTTTCGGGGTATACTCTTCCGTTTCTATTTGGAACTCCCCACTTTTGAAGAGTTGCATAAAATTCAAATGGTTTAGAATGTTCTAATTGTCCGTAAGATTCACGTATAATGTTTTGGTTACGCGGTTCATTAGGATTAATAATCCCCGCATCCCACTCAACTAATATACCTTTACCTGTATCACTAGGTCCTAATATTTTCATAAGTTCTTTTAAAGATAAATATTAGCTTTCTTTGAATTCTACTACTTTTGTTTTACTAAGTGTAAAATGTTTATTTTGTTTAAGGTCGTCGTTGTATATACCATTAAGAATTTTTTTAATCTTGTCTCTTAAAATTGGGGATTTAAAGTCGTGTATATTATTATGTATGAATAGTGTAATTTCTATATTCATAAAGCTTTTTTTATTTTTTTGTATTCCACTTGTTCTTAAATCTAAGTCAACTATTTGTTTTCTTTCAAAAGTTTGAGTGTCTACCACCTCTAATAATGTGTGTTGGATTTGTCTTTTTATTTCACCGACCAATCGGTTCCAATTCTCATCTAAAGTTAGAGGTTCAATCCAAGTCTGTAAAACTATGTAAATGGATTTTAAATTTTTTGAATCTACTGTTCCGTAAGAACACTTGGCATCATCAAAAATGTTTAGTTTTGATGTTTTTCCTTTCTTCATCAATCATATCTTTCATGTTTATTTTTTATAAAAGTAAGTCATATAAATAGAATTGTCAAAATTGGGTTTTTATGTTATATTTATATTAATAAAGTAAAAAAAATATGATTATAATTAAAGTTAAAAACGCGTCTTCCATCGAACAAGCTCTAAAACAATATAAGTTTAAAGTTTATAAAACAAAACAAACTGAAAAGTTAAGAGAAAGACAAGAGTTTACAAAAAAATCAGTTAAGAAAAGAAGTCAGGTTAATAAGGCAATTTACTTACAGAAAAAAAGAAATCAATTTTCTTGATTTTCATCATCAGTCGTATTTTCACCCTTTTTTTCTTTTTGTATCTGATGTAGGATATATCCTGATATCCCAAGTTGGATTGATGCCCACATTATAATATCTGTCATAGTTAAATCAGGATATTTTTTTAGAACAAAAAATACCATACCCCATTGTGCAATTATAAATGCGACTCCGGATTCAATTCTCTTTTTAGAAAAAAATGATGGTTGGTGGGAATAAATTCTTATAAGTTCAGTAATACCCTTTTTTATGTTTCCCCAACCAAAAAAGTATTTTTTTGAACTCATAACCCTAAACTTAATTTTTTTAATTTGTATAAATCGTAATGAGTACAATTAGATTCATTAACCTTATCGATAGTTTGACTAATCATTTTTTTGATGTCATCTTCTTTTGATTCGTTTAATGAATTATTTAAGTTTGAAATAACAGTTTCTTTTATTGTGTTGAATTCTACTTTTAATTCATCTTTTGATAAATTTAATATGGAAGTAACTTCTTTTTGTTCTGACTCTGAAAGTGTACTAATTTCTTTTCCAAGTTCAGATTCAGCAACTTTAATCATTGTTGAAATTGGTAGGTTAATGGATTCATTAACTTTAGTTACTTTATTTTCAGAAATAATAGTATTAATGACTTTTTTCTTAGATTCTAAAACTGTTTCTAAATTTTTAATAGAATTGTTATAAATAATAGTATCAATATCTTTATAGTTGTTTTGATATTCTGATGAAAAACTAGACAACCATTTATCTACTTTAGTTAAATTTTTATAATTGTTCTCAAGTAAAATTTGGCAATATTCAATAGACTCATTTACATAATCATTTGCTAAATCTTTGTGTAAACCTTTTTTTGTCGATAGGTCTTCGTAGATATAAAATATTTCACTTAAATCTTTATTCTCTAAAATATTAGATTTAAACCCAAACATAAATTTTTGGAAGTTACTTTTACCAAATAATTCTGCTCCAGTTTTTTCTATCTTACTTTTTATTTCACCAAATTTTGTCATGTCTTTTTTACTATAAATATTACCTATTTAATAAATCTTTAAGTTTGTCGTCTATTTCAACTAAGGAATTTCTTCCCTTACCTAAATTCATAAAATCATTTTGACCAAATAAGTGTTCTTCAAGTAACATATTTAAGTCATCTTTATTAAACGATTCGGGTGTTACCTCACCCCCCGCAGGCGCTTCACCGCCAGATGGTGGTGCTTCACCCATTGGTGGGATTCCCCCCATATCAGGAGCTCCTCCACCTTCAGGTTCTTCACCACCTTCAGCTGGTTTTTCACCATCTTTTTTACCATACAATTTATCAATATTATCAAATAGACCGGTTTTAGTGATAACTTCAGCGGTTTTTCCTAATTCTGCAGACACAGCTCTCTCAACTCTTTGTTGTTGTATATCTAATCTTATTTCTTCATCAGAGAAACCTAAAATATGTTTCTTAGCCCAAGATGCTGATACTGGGGCAACTGAATTTGGTATTTCTGCAACTGCATCTTTATAAAGAGTTATTTTTTCTTTCCAAACTTCAATACCTAATAAATCAGATTGTTTAGATGGGTTAGTTAAAGCTAATGTAAAGTTTGTTAATTCATCTTCAAACCCTAATAAGAATAAATGAATGATTGCAATTTTATTTAATTCTGCAATCATAGATTTTTGAATTCTATTGATTGTTCTTGCAAAACGAATATCTAATAATGATAAGTTTTTACCATCACCGACAGCTTCTTCAAAACCTAAATAGGCTTTAGGTATTCTTAATGCCGTCACAAGTTTCTTTTGGATATATTCAATATCAGCAATTTCCGCCAAGTTTGTTCCACCCGGTAAAGTCTCTATTGGGTTTGTCGCTGCTGGGTCACGAACAGGGATAAAGAAGTCTTGGTCAACCGCCAACTGATTGTATCTCATATCAACATTACCTGTTGCTGGGTCAGAAATTTGGTCTCTTTTAAATTTACTAGCAACTCTTTGTACGTAAGCATCAACGTCTTTATCATCCATGTTACCAACGAATACTTTAAATACTCTTCTTTCAGGTGCTCTTGATACACGGTAGATTAACATCGCATCTTCAGATAACAAAAGTTGTTTCCAAATACGACGTGCTTTTTCTAACATAGACGTTCCATAAGGAAGTTTTCTATCATCACCTAAAATTCTAAAGTGACCAACCTCCCATGTGTTAAATTCCATATTTTTTTCTTTCCAAGTAAACTTCAAAGCGTCGTTCTCCATTTCTTGTGAATACTTATCAGGTTGGAACCTCATCCCTTTTTCTAACCTTTCGATTTGAATGTTTGGTAATTGTTGACAACCAACAATACCTTTTTCAGGGTCTAATTTTAAATAAACAAAGTTGTCACCAAACTTACATGTGTTTCTTGTCCACATAGGTAAATTGGTGTTAATATCTAATCTATTATTAAATAAGTCAGCAAGAACTGATTTTATTCTTTTTGATTCAGAATAAATTTGTAACATATGACCATCTTTGTCAGGTGTTGTTGACTCCTCACCATAGATGTCTAATGCCGCTGAAATTTCAGGTGTGTACTCCATAGACTCATAATCATAATATGAGGCCATACGAGTTGGTTCATAATAAACCGCTTGGGTATATAAGTTACTCTCAACTTTTTGCCATTGTTTACCAATGTACATGGTTTGTTGAGCCTGTAGTTTTTCTTTTTCAAACTCAGTTTTATCTGTAGTTTTTAATAATTCTTTTTTATCAAACTTAAAAACGGGAGCTTGCTGGTCTAAAGTTGCATTAGGTCCAAAAACCTTACCCAATCTTTGCCATACCGTATATTTTTGTTCTGCCATAATATTTTTATTTAAAAGATAAGTCGATAAAAGTTAAATTAAACTCTTTTACCTCCGAATAACCATAAATACTTTTCATAATCATTCTTTGTTGTTTGATAACTTCCTGACCTATATTGATTATAAATATCCACAGGTACTCCTGGATTAAAATTTGAGGATGAATCTTTAAAATCTCTCTTTTCTGTGGTCCAAGATTCAATCATTGCTTTTGCTTGCTCTGTCGCCTTTTCTAATTTAGCAAATGAAGATTCACCAACATAAATAGCCATCGCCATCGCCATTATTAAATCATCGTGTTGACCCTTTTGGTGGTCAGGCCTTCCATTCACATATACAAACGTATTAAGTTCATTAAACAACCTTTGAGACCTAATAACAAACCCAAATCTTAACGCCTCTTCAAATGCCTGAACGATTAAAACTCTTTTTGAATTAAAGTTTATACCAGGTATTTTATCATTTTGTTTTGGGTCCCATTTCCATTTATCCGCAGGATTAACCCCGTCAACATATAGGTTTTTATAACCAAGTTCTTGGAGTTTACGAGATGTTGCAACACCCATACCTCCAGTGATATCTGTAACAATAAACGAGTTATACATATTTGCCCATTTGAACGCAATCTCAGCCACCACATCAGGTGGAACTTTCCCGATATATTCTAATACTTGTTCCCTATCATCAAAATCGATAATCGTAAAAGTTGTAAAGTCTTCACTATCACCACGAGATACATCAATACCCATAATATATTTATGACCCGCAATTGGTTCTTTCCATTGCCACAAAGCGCCACCCATAAATTTATTTTCAGGTTCTTTGATATAATTTTCTTTGATTTTTTTCATGGTTTCAGGTGGTACAACATTATCCCCCGAACCTAAAAAGTTACACTCTAACTCTTGTGATATTTTACGCTTATCAAATTTTAATTTTTTTGACATTGCCTCAAACCACGATGAGTATGGTCTATAACCACTTTCAACCTTTTGTTTTATTTCTTCAAAATCTCTATCGGTAACTTTAATATCTGTATAATCTATGGTTAACACATCATCTTTATAATCACCCCTATTTAACATGTAGTGAATTATATCATCAACCTTTATTAGTTTTAAGTCTTTAGAATAACGAGGGTCACGAAACCAATACATTTCTGTAATTCTAAAGTCATTCATCCCTTTAATTGCCTGACTGTATATCGAATAATAAATCGGGTCGAATCCGTTTGGTGTTGAAATTACAATAACTTTACCTCCTGTTGATAGGGACGCCATACATGCTGACCAGAAATCTTCATCAGCATCGATATATGCTGCCTCATCAAAAATAAGAATAGTAGGGGTATAACCGCGAAGTGCATCTTTTGATGTCGCAACCGCTTTAACCTCACATCCATTAGTTAATTTGAAGTGTCTTGCTGCGTTTTTTTCAGGAGAAAAGCCTACACCCAACCAATTAGGCCATTGTTCTACAAACGCACGAACTTTGTTTGCCATCTCAACGGCAGTATCAAGTTTGTTTGCAATAATTAGAATTTTTTCTGGTTTTGATTTTTTAGCGAAAACTAATCGTTTTGATGCCCAAGCGGATGTAACCGTAGATACTCCAGCTTGACGATACTTTAATGCGATATTTTCTTCGCAAGTGTCATAATCGTTAACCAAAGTTACTTGGTCATTAAATAATTCTAACGGTACGTATTTGGATTGTGTGTTATCGTAGGTTTGTAAATATGTTCTTAGTGCGTATGGTGTATCATGAGCACATTTAGCATATTCCAGTAGTATTTGTTCTTTTGAAAGAGACATTCATTATTTGTTTCTTCTAATGTAATTTAGTAATTCACTTTTTGTAGTGTGAGGAGGCAAATGATTTTCAATAATTTTTAGAATACTTTCTTCTAATTTTTCTACTTCATTTTTTTCCTCAACCTTTTTAGGTAATCCTTTGTGTTTTGTTGATGCAAAATCCTCAAGTTCTTTTTTAGACATTTCTTTTGCCATTTTTTGAACTTGTTTAGTGACTTTTGATTTAGGTGTATCTCCTCTTTTTACTGAAAGAGCCAATCCCATAATTTTTTGTTGTTGTTTAGAAACTGCTTTTTCTTGTAATTTTGTTTCAGTTGGCATCCCATCAGGACCTTGTTTTTGAATTGGGTCTTGGTCGTCCTCACCTTTATTAACATCAGCAACATCTTCTTGTTCACCTTCAGTAAATTCACCTTCAGCGGTTGTCGTAATAACGGTCTTACCGGCATCATTAGAAACTGTAGCCCCACCAATAGCTGTTTTTGCCCCCGATGGAAGTTCAATTACTTTTGATGTTACCGTTTTTTCAACAGGTTTTGGTTGTTCTGAAACAATTTTATTAAATAATACATTTAATTGATTTTCAGTTAAGTTTTCTAAAGTATTCATTGAAAACCCCTCGTGAAGAAGTTTAACTATTTTAGGATTCATGTGTTTCATCACTTACTAAATTTTTTTCCCATTTTAATACGATATCTTTTTCGTATAATTTATTTTCTACAATTTCAATACTTTCTCCGTATTGAAAAACCAATCTTTTTCCTTCGTAATGGTCAGGTTTTTCCCAACCTAAAGCAATCACACCATCAATAGAATCATACATTCCAAAAAAATCCGAGTTCTGAATTAAATCTAATTCTACTTCACAATTTTTTAATACGCCAACCTTTTTAATAAATTCCACATGCGGTGGTGTTGGTTTTCCGTTTGCAGTTTCACTATCCCAATATTCACCATAAACGTCATCCAAATCTGAAAAAATAAATTCGTAAATATTATCTCCTCTAAAGTTTGGACCTAATTCGTTAATGAAAACTAAATTCATATAGTTCTACCGTTTGGTGTTACTTTAACTTCTTTTCCGTTAATTTTAAAAACTAAATTGTTTTTATTTGTTCTTCCAATAAACGTACAGTTAGTATAATCCTCAATTAAAATTAAACCTGTTTTTTTTTGGTTTTCAGAAATAGAATATTCTTGAATGTCGTTCTTTTGGTTTATTTTATTAATTTTAGATTTTAAAAAGTCTACTTTATTTTTATTTTCTAATACCGGTTTTTCTTCATTTTTAATTTTAAAATAACCAGATAAAACTTTCTCAACTTGGGATTCACCAAAAATTGAATCCATTACTGATTGGTAACCTTCTTTTGTTTCAGGTTCAGGTGTTCCCATATCGTCAGTTGGCATTTCGTCAGTTGGCATTTCGTCAGTTGGCATTTCGTCACCCCCAAAATCAAAATCTTCTTCACCGAAGTTTAATTCACCTTCACCTTCTTTACCATACTCATCAAACCCTTCAATTTTATCGACGATATCTTCTCTATCATCGTCATCAAGTTTGTTTAAATCAATTGCAGATACAATAGAATTAATTACGTATTTAATATCTTGTGAATCAAGACCTTTGTCTTTATCAAACATTCTTAGTTTTTGACTTAATTTACCTGTAAGTTTTTGGATTAGTTTTAAATTACTTGACCCACCTTCCTCATCGTCTTCTACACCAATTTCTGTATCCAACATAGGTGCATCTCCAGGAGCCATTGGCATTTCTGGTTCTTCTGGCATTTCTTCTCCACCCATTTCAGGTGCCGGTGCTCCCATTTCAGATTCTCCACCCATTTCAGGTGCCGGAGCTCCCATTTCAGATTCTCCACCCATTTCAGGTGCCGGAGCTCCCATTTCAGGTGATGGTGTTTCAGGTGCCGGAGCTCCCATATCAGGTGCCGACATATCAGGTGATGGTGTTGGTTCAGCTTTTTTAGCCGTTTTTAATACGAATTTTTTTTTTACCTCAGGTTGCTCACCAATAAGAGGTATTTCATATTCATTACCTGTATTTCTATTTGTTTCAGCAACAATTAAATTTAATTTTTTCATTGCTTCAGAATATGAACGATAGTATTTTCTATTTTTCATTGGGTCTGAATAATCCATGTTGGATTCATTAATACCCGTTTTAATGATATACCCTAGTCTTTCTTTTACAATACCGTAAAAGTTACCGTCAGATAATTGAATAGTATAATTTGTTGTTGACAAATTATTTAATTCAGTTTTTGGAGTTTCTCTATAAGTTGCGATTTCCATAATTCTTCTCAACTTATCAGTTCCTTCTAATTTTTCACTACCAATCGGTCTTAAATCTGCCATTTTAATGTATTTTTTTTAATTGTTTAATCCATTTCCGCCCAACGTAACAGCATTACATTGTAAGTTAGTTGTATTAGTTACGCTACCATAATCGGGTTTTGGTGCGTAAAATGTTACTACAGTCCCCAAAGTACTACCAGAACCTGGTACATAACCGGTTATAGTTGTAGTATAATACGAAGTACAAGCTGTTGTTGGCATATTTTTTTCTATATAAATATATCGTTAATTGATAATTTTCAATTATTCACCAATTTCTTGCTCTAATGATAATTTTTTATCGGTAATTTTGTTTTTGAAATCTTCTAATTTGGCAATATACCCATTTCGTCTTAAGAATTTAAATACTAAATTTTCATAAGAAAACTCACCTTCTTTTTTTAATCCACAGGTTCTATACTTTCTTAATTTCTCTTTATATTTTGATGTTAACTTAATCGCATCATTTAAATCTTCATCTTCGGCGTTTTCTAAAACACCATCAATAATTCTCATCCATTGATTTGCCTTTTCTTTAATAATTTTCTTATCAATTCTGAAGTTTTCTTTTTCAGGAGCTCTTAACCATTTGTTATGTAATACAGAATAAGACCCAGCACTTGTTTCTTTTTCGTTTAAATCTTGTATAAACATCTCAACTTCGTATCCTTTGATTCTAATGTCGTGTTTCGCATTGAATACCGTTTTTTTCAAATGAAATAATTCTTTATATAATTCAGAGTTTTCGCCAGCATCATTAAAATCATAAAGAATATGAACATCAAAATCTGAAAAATCGGACCAGTTATATCCGGTTAATGAACCAATAAGAATTATGTCGTGAACATATATATCGATATCAATATAATCCAAAAATATTTCACTTACTTTAAGAAGTCTTTCTTTTATTTCTGGTTTTAATTTAAAAAATTGCGCTTCGGGGTCTCCCATATGTTTTTCATTCGGTAGATACCAAATGTCGGGATTTAATTCGTCTTGAAGATATAAGCTATTAATGATTTTACTATCACTTTCCATATCTATAAATACATAGATTATTCAGTTTCTTCTACTTTTTTGTATTTGTATTGTCTTGCAATATCAGTATTGAAGAATTTTCCTTGTGATTCCGCCAATCTAAATTGTGCATATGTTTTGTGTGGAACTTCTTCATATTCGTATATCATTCCGTTTTTGAATGTTGCAATTAATTTACTAGTTTCACTATCGTATTCAGTTTTAACTAAATTTGAAGATTCAATTTCACAAATAATTTTTGTTCCTACTATATCAGTTCTCGTTATCGCCATTTGGTTTTCTTAATGGAGTTATGTCATCTATATGACTAAGTTTATCCATAATGTAATAATGAACTTCATCTCTGTCAACATCAAAACCATAATCTTTTATTGTCTGAAAAATCTCACGCATTTTTGGTGTGAATTTTCTGTGTAATACCATTAAATCTTGGGGATAGTATCTTGGACTTGACAACTCTTCTTGTGTCCACCCTTCTCTTTGAAAGATTTTTCTCATGTCAAAATAATCCTGTTCTAAATCCTTAGTTAATTCCAAACTATCTACAAATTTTCTCCAAGCTTTCATAGTGATAAATATAACGCAAAAAAAAATCCACCCGAAGGTGGACTTTGTTATTTTAGGTCGTTTATTTTATCTCGATATTCTATCGCTTTTTCAAAATCTTGTTTTTTAATACATTCATCTAATTTAGTTTGTAACTCAGAAATCTTTTCTTTGTTTTTTTCTAAACTCTTAATTTGGTCTCTTAACTTAACGGCTTCCTCAAAATTTTGTTCCTCAACTGCAACATCTAATTTATTTTTCAATTCACCCAATTCATCGGTTGGTTTAAACCCTTTTGACAAGTAAGTGTAAAAATATTTACCATCGGGTGATTTATATGTTTTAGAAGTCCAATTATTATTATT